ATCTGGTGTATTATTTGTCTCATCACAAACAAGAAGAAAATCAGTAATTCCTCTTTTTGATTTTACATCACGGAGATATGGTTCAACGATATTTACAAAACTAGATCTTGTAATTGCATCATTAAATTCAAATAATTGTGCTCTTGCTGCTCTTTCAATTGTAGATTCTAATGTTAAGAATAAACGACGAACATTTATTCTATCAAATGCTGATGAATAACCGAGAGCAGTTTTATCACCAAATAGAATGATTCCTTGACCAGGAGAAGCAATGATTGGATTGATTCTGTTTGTATATAATAAATCTCTTTGTGACTGAGATGGATTATATGCTAATTTTACAGCATTGTTGATTGCTCCTCTTGCTGCACCAGCAGGAGAGAACCAAGGATATTGATTGATTGAAGTTTTTGCCATCAATCCAGCAATATCTGCATTACATGCAAGATACACAAATTGATTGTTAAATCTATCAAATGTATATTTGTATCCAGAATCAAATACAGTATAAGAACTTGATGTTAAAGGACTAAAGAATTTTATAATATTTGAAGTTTGAGTATCAGAATTAGTTATATTTACAACATCTGCTTTATGTGGAGAAATTACAGCAACACAATCTTTTCTATTTTCTGCGATTGAAATTAATGCATTTGCTTTTGATTGTGATTCAAAAATAGTTGCCCCACTTGATGGTCCATTAATTAAGAAATTAATTGGATATTCAACTACATTTGAAAATAGATTATATGAAGAAATGATATTAGAAATAGGTGCGGCATAACTTCCGACTCCATTTGTATAATCGGTTCCAGCAGTTAATGTGTAAGTTTTTACACCCAAACCAGAGAAAACTGTTCCTTGAGCAGTTGTATTTGGATTTCCAGTAGTTCCAGCAAATCCAGAAGCAACAGTAAATCCAGTTGAATTTCCATTTTCTGGAAGTCCAGCAAAAATATAATTAGAATTTAATGCAATATAATCATCAAAATAAATTGGTTGTGCTGGAGTTGCTTTTGCATCGGATGCTTTTGAAAGACCTACAAATTTTTCAATAACATTTCCAGCAGTTCCAGTTAATGTTCCAATATCATCAACTACAACTACATGAATTTCATCATTCTTTCCATTTCTCTGAGATACGTATTGCGATGTCCCTGGTTTTGGTGCAATACTACTCCAATAAACTGTTGAATTGGTAAGTCCAAGTGTTTGTTGATTATACCAATCAGAAGCAGTATAAGAAGAAGTGGTTGCAATTCCAACTCCAGAAGTATTAGATATTATAATAGTACCAGAACTAATTGCATTAATTGTATTTGCAGCATATGGAGCATCTACATAATCAGCAGTTGTATTTCTATATCTACTTACAATTTTTACAGCAATTGAACTATTTCCAACTCCTGTAATAATTCCTTTCAGAAAACCACTTTCGGTAGTTACTGTGCCAACACCTGCCAATGAAGTAGTAACTCCAACTGTAATACCATATCCAACTAAAACACTAGAAGTTGAGATTCCAAAAGAAATAGTTTGGTCTGCTGCTGCGTCAATTACGCATACCTTTAAACTATTTGCCCAAGAACCTGGATTTTTTGCTGCAAATGTCCAACTAGTGTCATTGATGTGACTATTTACATAATCTTCATAAGATTTAATTTTTACTGAGGCAGAACCACCAGTTGAATTTGAGTTTGCATTATTAAGTGCTCCACTAGTAGAACTATCAGTTCTTACTACTCTTAAAATTCCTCCATAAGAGAGATACGAAGAAGCACTTAACCAATATTCTGATTGTGAATCAGTTGAAATTGGTTTTCCAAAATAATTTAATAGATCTTGTTCAGTTTCAACTAAAATTGGATAATCTATTGGACCTTTTTGAAATGGTCCAACAAAAGCACCAATCTGATCATTAGCAGCATTAACTGCTCCAATAGTTAAATCTACTTCTCTTGTTTTGACGCCTGGTGATACTAAATTTACCGCCATCTTTTTCCCTCTTAAAGAAGATCATATTTGTCTAGAAGTATTTATAATTTAGTCTTTTTTCGTCTACCTATATTCCCACATATATGAACGATCTCCATATTCATCAATATTCCAACCATTTTCATCTCCAACAATTTGACTTCCATTTACTATATTCCAAGTATCTCCGTCAATATCAACAAAAGAATTTTCATTATTTAAACCATCAGAAATAAATCCAAAAGGAGACATATCTTGTTCTATTTGTTCTTTTTGATCTTCATATATTCTTTTACGGACATCATTTTCCGTCATTTCTTTAAAATAATCTTGAGCAATCAACCAAGCAAAAATAACTAAGCACATTACCAAATCGTCATTGGATCCTTCTTCTGCTTCAAATGATTGATTCTTTTGAATAAAAGTAGTTAATTCACTAATAATATCATAATCATTGAATATAAGTTTACTATCTTCTATAATTGTTTTTAAGTTAGAACAACCAACTCTTTTTACCGTTTTGGACATTTTTACACCCAATTGAGTTTTCTTTCCAGAAAATCCTTGACCTACAAGTTGTCCTGCTCTTCCTCTCATTGCACACATTAGAATATTATCATATTCTAAATCAAAATGAAGAATACTTGTAACTTGTTCTCCAATATCATTAACTTCTGCTAAAACAAATGCTTTATTATATGCTTTTGCTACATCAAGAATGATGTTGGGAAATAACATAGGTTTTATTTCATTGTTTCTATATTTTGCAACTATTTTATATGGAAATGTAGTTATATCAAAAACAACGAAAGCAGAGTAATCATTATTTAATCCTCTTGATACATCTACTGTCATTATGTAAGTATTATCATCTTGTGGTTCTTCGTAAATATCTAACCCAGCACTTCTTTCTATTGGTTCATCATAAACCAATGATTTTAATTTTGCAGCATTAATTAATGTACCAACAGAACCAAGAAATTCACATTCAAATTCAACTGCAAATTGCTGTTCACTTGTATTTGCTATTGTTTGTCTTTTCCACTCAACGTCTCTTCCTGGAACATCACTCCAATGAACCTCTGTTGCGATATATTCATTTTTTCTTCTTTCCGCATCATGCCAAATTTTGTAAAAATGATTCATCCCGTGAGGGGTAGAAACAATAATCATCTTAGTAGATTGACCAGATGATATAACAGGATAAACAGAACTGAAAAATTCATCAGCAACATGATTAGGAACAAACGCAAATTCGTCCAAAAACACAATATTATAAGAACCACCACGGACAGCAGAGGCTGAAGTAGAAGCCGCAAGTATTTTTGATCCATTTTCCAACTCCAATGAACCTTTATTCCAAATTAAGACACCTTGTTGCATCCATTTTGGAAGATTTTCATATGCTAATTGGAGTCTTCCGAGAAGATCTCTAGCAGTTGAAGCTTTATTAGCAAGAATCGCAATATTGACGTTATCATTAAATATTGCATAATGTAGCAGGTAAGAAACGACAGTGGTAGATTTGCCAGATTGTCTTGGCATTTTGCAGACATTAAATCTGTTATCATGGAAATTCTTGATTAGTTTTTCTTGAAACTTGTACATGTCGAACGGCACAAGACCATGATCAAGAGAAACAATTTTTATATAATTTCTTGCAAAATATACAGGATCATTTTTGCATTTTATATATTGTTCAATATTGTCTTTAGTGAACTCTATTGCTGTATTTGCTTTTTTTAATAAAGGATTGCCTAAATATTGGTCACTCATTATTTATTTTCCCTTAAACGATTCTAAATCTAATAATGTTAGAGTTTCCTGTTGTTTGAAATATAATTTCACATAACATTTTGAAACGTTTCTAAGATGCTCTAAATCATTACAAGAATCTAATTCTCTTGAAATTTTTTCGTATTCAAAAATTTTAGTTAAATTTTCAAGTTCAATTTTTTGTGGGTCCATCAAGTTCTCCTGTGAATAATAATGGTTTAGTGGGGTCCTTCATTGAAGGCATGAAGGACAATACAACTGCGTTTGGATATACTTTTCTTACTTCTCTTGTTACTTCTGGTTTTGTTGGTCTAGTAAATTGTTGAAAGAACATTTGAGTTGTAATATATTTTCCTCTCCAATTAAGAAGTATAGTATAAGTTGTTCCACGAGATTGTATTCTTAAATATTTTTCTTCTAATTGATTTTTTGGTTTAATATTTTTCTTTTTCATATTAATTGCAATTGCTGCTTCTGTTTTTGTTCCCCAATTTTTTGCTCCCTTTTTGCGACATTTTACTAAAGCACCAGAAGCATATGCACTCGGCCAAACCTTATAACGAGATTTTACTTTTTTGTAACATGCATCTTTTTCTCCAGCAGATTCATTGGTAGCAACCATTTTTGCTTTACCTTTTCTGTCTGGATTTGGATCTTCTCTTCTCTTTCTTCTTGCTGCATCATCTTCTTCGTCAGGAGACATTTCTGCAGCCATTTTTGAAGAACCACATTTTGGTTTAGTGGTTTGACCTGGTTGTTTGGCACAAGGAGCACCTGCAAACTTACCTCCTATTTGAGGCCATCCTTTTACTTTTCTTCCTGTTTTGGGATCTTTTCCACTAGATTTTGCATACCAATCATGAAGACTTTCATCTCCAGATGTTGTTTCTTCACCAATACCTTTCATTTTTTCTGGTTTAATTACATCAACAACTTCCAAAAAAGAATTTCCATTTGCATCTTCTATAGTTATAGTATCATTTTTATATTGATTTCCTTCTAGAAAATTTCCGGGATGAACAGTTGCTATTGAATATTTTTTTTTCAACAATATGGGACACATTTGTTCTCCATGAATTGGGCAATTTTTTCCCTTTTCAGTTTTATTGCAAGTGTTATTTGCTTCATATATAAATTCTTTAAAACTTTTCATGGAAATCTTTTTAACTATTTAGAGATATCTTCTGGATCAAATCCTTTTTTCAATAATTTTTGCAGTTCAGCAGTTGATCCAACAAAAAGAGCATTAGTAACATTTTTAGGACCTCTTGCATTTTCTTCTTTAAGTTTTTTCATTTTTTGTTGAAGATCTGCCAATTTATCAGTTACATCTGAAATATTCTTAATTCCT